TCAGGATTTCCCAGATCAACCGTCTCCCACTTTAACTCTTCTTCAGAGCTTTTAAACGTGGCAGACAAGGACATAAGAACCATCCAATGCATCCGGCTCTCGGCCCATTTATTAATTTGGTCTTGGTATTTTTGATCAGTTATATCAAGGCTTTTTAATCCACCCGGCTTAATAACTACCGGAGGCGTAGGCCTTGGAAATAACTTATCAAAATCACCATAGTCTAACACAGCTCTAGCTTTGAAGATAATGTCTTCATCACGTTGACGAGGAATAACCAATACTTCCTCTTTTGGACCATCAAGTTTCTTACCGCCGATTAACATTAGATTCTCTCCTATCCTTGTCTTTGCCCCGACAAGTGGGTACCGGTGTCTAAGCTAAGACCGTCTTAGCTAAGTGCACCTGACGAGTTAGTCTGGCGAGTTACAGTTGCCTCGGTCACGTTACATTGACCAGAAACGGCCACAGTACCACCGCTTAAGTCGTGATCGAGTGACTCATACCTGAAGTCTTGCAGGAGGATGATTTCCATATCACCACAAGCAACAGGTGAAGGCGAGTAGATAACTTCAATATCTACCGCATAGGGACGACACTGATCAGAGTCAGTAGAAGTCCAGCTAGCTGCCTCACCACGTTTCTTGAGGGCATCCTCAATGGTAGGTGTCCCGCTGCCAGTCTGTCCTTTGAGGTATTCCCAAACAAAGTCCATGCTGACGCTAACGGGAACCTCGTCACCTTCACGTACCTCGTCTAGCGTACCACGGTCAAGAGTATATTCCATGTTACGGGCTTCGGTGTAAGTTAAATTACCTTCACCGATTTTTACTTCAACTTCGTTGGCCGGCGTTGAACCGTCCTTAATCTTGACAATGGCTCGCTTGAGGTCGATTTGGGCGTATACGCTGTACCAGACCCGATGCATCAACCTTACCTCCTTAATCAGAGATTGTAGAACGCATTTCGTAATGGCCTTCTACAGTTGCTTGTTGTAATTCAGCAGATGGGGCTATTTTCCCGAAGTAGCTGACCTGAATCCTTTCCTTGCCCCGAGCATCACCAAGGAGATTCATGCAGCCAAAAAGACTACCGTCATCATCGGGACCATTGCCGTATTTATAAACTGGTATGCTAGTGAAGGCCGCTGCTACAATACCGATGTTTGTCCAAATTGTATGGAAATTACTATCATCCATAGCACTTTGAACCAATACATTTATTTCAGAATATATTCTCCAGTACCCTTTACTGAGTTCAGTAAAGTAAGGCCCGTCCACCCTCAACTCAATAAAGTTTTGTTTGTCTTGGGTGTCACGGTGTTGACCCTCTATGAATAAAGGTAGATTATCGCGTCTAGCGTCAAAATGTTTTGACACTGATGCTACAATCCACCTTGGTATGTTTTTGAATGTAGCCATTTAAGCCTCAGGATCTACATCAGGTGTATTCGAGACTTCCTTAATTTGCATAAGCCACGCTTTGTTGCCCTCCGAGCGTGTAGCGGCTTGTATTTCATAACGACGATTCTCGAACACAACGTACATTTCGGTAGTTACATTGAAACCAGAAGGTAAATCTTTAACGTCAATAATGACGTTTCTAACGCCTCTCTCAAAAATTCCACCATATGTGAAATTTTTATTTGCTGCGATAAAAGATAAGTCATATTCGAAATCCTTGAAATGACGATTTGGTAATAAGATTCCCCGCCGTATTTTAACATAAACTAAATCTCGTGTCATTTGTCCAGTTTCAAGATTATAAGTGTCAGCACTGTCTCGGTATCCAATATACATAACGATACCAAACTGACGCTTCAGTCGGTATATGATTTTTCTAATCTGGCGTAGAACGTTTTGTGCTACCATGCTTTAGCCTTTTAGGTGTGGGGTGGGGTCTGAAGACCCCACCCCTTCCCCCACCTTAGCCGAGAACGCAGACGCCTAAGTTCTCGTCCAGAACCTCGATACCACCAAGGATATCGACAGTCACAAGGTGGCCCTGCTTAGTTCCATCGTAAGTGATCACGACGCGAACAGCAAGGCTGTTATAGTTGGCAACGCTTGCCAGCGCGCCCGTACCAGCAGCCGGAGCCGCCAGAGGACGAGTGACCAGCGTAACAGCATTACGGTGGAAGGCGAAGCCGTAGTCACCGGCCGGGCCAATACCCACCACGTCGTTATTGGACAGGGCCGCCGCAAGAGCACGGTCCACCAACAGCGCAACAGTGGTCGGAGTGGACAGAGCACCGTACACGTTGTCCTTAGTCGGGGCAGCCGCGCCGAAGCTGACAAGCTGACCAACCTTAGGAGCAACGGTGAACCCATCCACAGTCAGGGTCTTAGTGTAATACTGAGCGTAACCAGCCGCAAGATTAATCGCGCCCGGCTCGTAGACGGTCACAACCGCATCGTCTACGACAGCATTCTTCAGACCCGGGCTAAGCGTCAGAAGAACACTGGTGGCCGCAGTAATCTTCTGCGGGGTCATATCGCCAGCAATAGTACACCAGCCACCCGCAGTCGGAGCAGCAGAGAAGCCATCGACCGCAATCGAAGTGCTTCCAGCCGCGTACCCCGAGGCGTAATTCACTGCACCAGCGGTCGTAGTGCTACCACTGGCAACACTCGGGCTGTTCTGGTCCATGAAGAAATCGAAGCCAAACTTGCGCCCCAAGTGTCCTTCACGGAGAGCAGAACCATCATCACCAACCTCGTTTGCCTTGGTGAAGTCGCCAACATTCAGGAGGTCTCCCTCCATGTTGGGACAAACCACGAAACGACGCTCGGTGACCGGAGCCTTGTTGTTGTTCAGAGTCTCACGGGCACTAATGACGGTCGACTTGGAAATAGCCGTCCCCAACTGACCAACAACGTTACCAGCCGCAATAAAGCGGTACAGAGACATAAGCACAACTTCGTCAATCGCCTGAGCAATCGACAGCAGAGCCGGCTCAAGATACACATCGCGCAGATTCTTGAAGCTCTTGCTTTCCTCACCGTCCTTAATGAGGAATGAAGTGTGCCAATGCTGATCCAGACGGACCGGCACATTCGTGGCCTGAGCATCCTGCACGGTCACATCATCGCCGTCAACCTTCCTGACGCCAGTGAACGTGGCGGGACGCCGCGTATTGACCACATCGCCAAAGTTCGCGATCTCATTCTCGAAGTCACGATGCACCAGAGCGGCTGCAATCATGTTAGCTTCAAGAATCATAAGGGATTCCTGCGCCCACACCTCAGGGATGAAGGCGTCATTGTCGTTGGCGTAGACAGAACGCCAAACCTTATGACTTCCTAATTGCATTAACGCGCCTCCTATTGAAAACTGATTTTGCCTTCTTTTCTGGCTTTTCGGTATGCAGCCGGGTCTTTGGCAAGATTCTTCAAATCCGTCTGCTTGGTAGAACCGCCGCGGTTCATACCGCCGAGTCCACCAGTACCCTCACCCTTGAAAAGGTTGAGGTATTCATCCATTTCCTTCATCCTCTTAACTGCGTCCTTAGGCGACAGCTTAAGAGTAACGGGCTTACCATCCTTGTCCTTATCTTTAAGCGTAACGATAGGAACAAGATTACCAGTCGGCTTACCCTCACTGTCCAATTCCTCAGATAACTGAGTATTAGGCCGCACAATAGCGACAATTTGCCCGGGAACGTACGCGTCGTTTGATACTGCGGCGTCTGTGATAGCGCGTGTAATTGTAGCCTCGGTGAAGCGACCTTTCCAATTGCTCACTTCACCTGTTAATTTTTCAATCTCTTTTTGATGGGCCTTAGTTGTTTTTTCTCTTTCTTTAGCAGCCAATTGTTCCTTAGTCAAGAGTTCATTCTTCATGGTCTCGATTCTTTGATCATACTGTTGGCGTTCTTCATCAGTTAAATCTGCCTTTGCTCTCAATGCTTCAAGTTCATCAATGGCTTTTTGTTGCTGGTCTTTCCACTTACGCTTTTCACTAGCCAAGAAACGATTTACATCGTCTTGGCTGAATTGCTTAGACTTTCCTCCGGTTCCTCCGCTACCACCGTCCCCCGCACCGCCACCACCATCAGCGCCGCCGGAGCCATCACCATTGCCAGTACCACCACCGCCATCGCCAGAGCCACCATCGCCAGAACCACCACCGTCTCCTTCACCTTCATACACGGAGTACCAGACCTTGCGATTTTCCACATCAAACATCATTCTCTCCTAGTTAACCCTACTCATGTCAACAGATTGCGTATCCCGTAAATACGGTTTTAAGTAGCGCCAAGCTGTGACACTAGGTATCCCATTACTAATATGTTCATTCGGTATGTTGGCGTCGTAGGTAGACCGCACGTTCGCGTAACCCTGAGATACCATCCTGAGATTATCCCACTCAAGCTCAGGGTCTACTCCATCTAACAACGCGAGAGCTATCTCGCTACAAGCACTTTTAATATCATCAGGAACAACAGTATCCTCATTACGTGGGAACTGTAATTCTTGAGAATCATTATTCTTTTTGCCCCTAAAATTTAGCCTATCAATTAATCGTGTGGCATTAAGAAGAGCCTTATCCTTATCACTGGATGAAGCATCATCCCATGCATCAGCATTTAGCCTACCTTCAAAGTAGGTGTCAGCTTCGGCCTGTGTGCAGTATGCTGTTGAGATTGCCATGTTACGACTCCTGTGTGGAGCTTACTAGTTCGTTTTACCGTACTCCACCCACATTACAGATAACTTATCACCTGCATTTCCTGTCTTAAAATAGAGTTCCTTTAAGTTAATTCTGCCACCTTCGAACTGACCCGGTACATAGTAGAAAGGATCACCAGCTGCAAGTTCAAAAATTTGATCTGCTGAATCACCAAAATAAGCTGTGCCACCATTAGCAATTGGGCATTGAACAATAAGAAGTTGAGCTTCCACAACCACCTTATTAGGTGCAACCGCATTTACAAGATCATATAAACTTTGACCACTTGTCGTAAGAGTAACACTTGCCAGATTCATCGCACTCTCCTATCCTAATTGATCAGGGCAGATTCCCCTATTATATCTAAAACTATGCGGACGGAACAACCCAAATCCACCTTGGCCAATTCCAGAGAACCAATTATCATTATTGAAACTATTCTTTGATCCAACAGCCCAGACTCTATTGCCTGCATTTGCGTCCGAATCTTTAACATCTACACTATCAGACATACCAGATACACCCTGTAAATCTAATTCCCACTGTGTTCCATCAACAGTGGACCTTAATATTGCCCTATTCACGGATGTTCCATTATTTCCGAAGTTACCATTAACCGTGATGCCATTACCAACACCAGCTGTAACCTTATGAGTTTTACCTGCTCCAAGAATAAGATTATAGAATGTAGTTGCCAAATCATCTATTGTTGCCTCTACAGCTGCATCATAATATTCAACAGTGCTTGCAGCACCTATCGTCAATGTTGCAGTAATAGTTTCGCTACCCTTAAGCTTAAGCTTATCAGTAACAGTTAATGTTCTAGCTCCGATATTTAAATCAAAACCAGCTAAGTCTAATGTTCCTTGAGTAACAGTTAAGTCACCA